GTTGAAAACTGGTTGGCTGCTGGAAATCAACTACTGTTTATAGAGCCTAAAGTATTCAAGGGTGATTTAGAGCAAGATGAGACACATTTGAATATCAATTTGCCTTATCAAGGTGAAGAAGTTTATGCCAGTGCATTTGCCTCTGGGGTAACATATAAGCAAGCCGTTGGATTTTTAATGCTTGGGTTGCATTATGACCTATCGAAAGCAGAACAAATAGCATTGAAAATATACGGTGGTGAGAACACGCTTTTATATAGTGGAAGTACAGAGGAAGTCGAGGCATTGTTACCAAGTATAAATGCTATCTTTGGCAAGGTAACTACCGAGGATATTATATATTACAAACCAGAACATATAGCAATAATTGATAAAGGCTGTTTACCTAAATATTACCTAATGTGGCAAGACAGATACGGTGGTTTACAGTCACAACCGTTTGAAAAGACCGAAACATTTAGCATCGATTATAAATATGATGAGATGAAGGACTATCAGAATTTCAGACGTAATGTTACCATTGAAGCACAACCCAAATGGAAGATACAGACCGACTGGATAGATGAAGAATATTACCCATACTATGAAAGCATATTTGTATCACCCTATCTGTTGCTGTACGATACAGAAGAAGACAAATCATATAACGTAATAGCAAAGGGTACAAATTATACCGAAAAGACTTGGAAAAACCAACACAAATTCTTTAATCTGGAACTTGAGGTTGAACAGACTAAACTACAAAATATATTGTATTGATTATGAATAAGATACGACTATATATAGAAGATAAAGAAATAGAGTTACAAGAGGGCGTTCAAGTGGCCATTAACAAGCAATTTGAGGAACTTAGCAACCCTACGGTCATTTGTAATGATTTCACAAAGACAGTGAAGATACCGATGACGGCACATAACAACCAGATATTTGGACATATATACGACCCAGACAAGGTTGTTGTTGATTTGCCAGAAAATTACATCAATAATATGCTAGTATTCCCTAGGTCGAGTCGTATAGTCAAAGAACCGCTTATTTGGGCACGTATATCCTATGGCGGAATTTTTCACAACGATGTTCTTTTGCCGATAGAGGAAGGCAATTCCGAAATAATCTGGCCTCGTAGTTTGTATAACCCAGATTGGCCGTCTAATCTTGAAGACCCTAATATCATATATCGCCCTACAAATTATCAAGTTGTTAGGGGGCATGTTTCTTGGGATGATGAAACATTAAGCGGTCACACTGTTTTGGTTGATACATTAGAAGTAGAAGAACAGTTAATACAACCGACAACATCAACTGGAAGACAAGAGGTTACATTCACAATTAACAGCGGGATGACACCAGAAGAAAGGTGTTTTGTTATATATTTTGACGGAACACTTGAAATTGTACAAGAGGCTGAAGAATATGATGGTTTAAAGCCTTGGATAAGCATTGTGTTTTCACAAGATATGCCAGATGGAGAGTATACCCTTGGTTTCAACGTTACTCGCTTTAATACTACAAGCGGAGATTTCCATATAAGCGATATCTCTATTATGAGAGGTGAAGAGGCTGTTTGGTCTGATGAATTAAAACACCACATAGGCATTTACTTTGACCCTATGAGAAAACTCAATTTCCGTCTTGAATGGGATGGCGATATGTTAATGCAAGGCTATGCAAAAATGCTGTCTACAACACAAAAAGACGGTACTGGGTATTATGAGGTTACGTTGAATGGTGAATTGGGAAGGGTATTTCAAGAATTGAAGAAACTGACGTTTGATGCAGCAGCGGAGGATGACCCAGAAAGGAAGGATTATTACATGAATGATTCTTTGATACCGTCACAAATCTCTGATGAATTTGTAATATCCAAAAACTTGGTGTATTCTTCATGGACTACAGACCAGCAATGGATAGATATTGACAGTCCAAACGCAACTGTAACCGATGTAATTGGATTTGCGCCTTGTAACGCTTTTGATGATGGCTTTGAGTATGATATATATCAGAGGTCTACAGACACAAAGAAATTCACTGAAACGCTGGATAATGAAAACAATCCGTTTAGCGGTGATACTGGAATTGCGGCTGATGTTGTTATCCCAGATGGCATGACACCTAGAGGTATTGGCGAATATAGAAGTTACTTGCAACAACCGTATATTTATTTCAACAAATTATTCCAGTTGTTCCAGAAAAAGGCTGAAAAAGTTACTGGGTATAAGTTTAATCTCGATCCAGAGTGGTTTGATATTTCAAATCCATACTGGACTAATATTGCATTTATGCTAAAGAAACTTGAAGTAACAAAGGGTGATGAGGGTGTAAACGAATATAATATATCTGGTAGCGAGGAGATTGAGTGGTATTCAGTCAATCAAGATTTTCATTATCACGAACCAAAGTTTTTCCCATTAGTGACATCTGTGGTTAGCGAGGCTTTCCCTCGTTATAAACCAACTGGAAATGGCAAAATAGTGGTTAAGCCTAACGACTACTTTGTTTCAACCTCAACAACAGTAACATTTAATATTACTGGATATGAAGGCACTGCACCTAACCCACAAGCGCCAATATTTTTTAATAAAGACAATTATTTCCTTTTGAGGGTTGCTTTCTATGATATTTTGAACAACAGAATAAATAGAGATGTTCTGGTGTATAGAAGAGATACCACAAACCCATCAATTTTAATTGATGTGACTAAAGCAAGTATATCTGATGACACAACAGTTGTAGCAATTGATGCAACTGGCACAACAATAGATACGCGAAAAGGATGGCATATAGAGGCTGAATTAAAACCATTCAGTATAACACAGAGGAACTTATACCCAAATATTCGTGTAGAAGTTTTAGGTTGGTGGGCTTATAATAATGCCAACCCAATTGGAACTGGAACGGCATCAACCACTATAAACGCTAAACTTAACTCTATAGATTTAAGATTTAGCATAAAAAAAGACTTTCATAGGAGTTATATGCCGTTTTCTTTGAGTGATTTATGGAACAATGAGTACAACCTATTTGGACAGATATTAAATTATTGTAAAATGTACCGCATATTCGTTATATGTGATGAACATAAGAAAGAACTGAAGTTTATCCAGAGCCATAAGTACTTTGAAAATTACACTGTAACTGACTGGACTGATAAAATATGTATGGAAGAAGACTTTATAGTTAAGCCTATATCTTGGGAAAACAAGTATGTACTATTCAATTATGAGGATAGCAAAACAAAAATAGGTAAAGATTACCGAGAAGCGAACGGTGCTGACTGGGGAGAGAAACGCCTTATAACAGACTATAACTTTAACACCAATACAGATAACCTTTTCAGTGGAATTACACCGTCACTTATCAACACGGACAACGTACTTAGTTGGACTACATTGTATAATAACCACAAGATTAACTATATATTTCCAGCAGAGTACAGTATTCACATGGTGGATAAAGATGGTAAATACGTTGACCAATTCGGTGGCTGGTATTTTGTTAGACCAGTAACTCAATTTGACACATCTTCTGGAATGCGAACTGTGCATTTGAGTGATGATACTGATTTTCAATTCAATAACAATACTTATTGCTACAGCCAGAACGCAGACGGTATTGAGGTTGAGACATACCCTAAACTCGACATTGTAGATTACACTGGAAACATGTGTGTTTTCGGTGTTCCTACTAGGAATTACACGTATAACACAACAGCGTACACCAACGCACACGCAATATATGACGTTGCTTGGAAGAAGTATGTGAACGAACGCTACAATAAAAACAACAAGGTTATAACTTGTTACGTGTATATGACACCGAGCGATTTTATTAACTTTGATTTCAACCACTTTATCAAGATAGGAAACCAATTGTGTATGGTTAATAAGATTTATGACTTTGACGCGGTTACCAACCAGAAAGTAAAGGTTGACTTGATTACAATACAAGATATAGAAGGTTACACAACCAGATAAAATGATTTATGTAGATAATAACTAAAAATGGAAAGCGAAAACAAAATACTGATGACTGTCGATACTGGTAATTCAGTAAAGACCATATCGGACTTGAAGAAAGAGATTACAGAACTCAAAAAGGCTCTTGATCAAGAAGCAGTAGGCTCTGAGGCCGCTAAAAAGGCCTCGGATGACCTTTCTAATGCCCAAAACCAATTAAAACAAGCGTTGAAAGGCAGTACAGATGTACTCAATGTTGCAAATGGCAGTTACAAGGATTTGGAACGTCAATGCGAAAAACTTAAATTGGCCTACAAATCAATGGCCGATGGCATTGAGAAAAGGAAGATAGGAAAACAGATTGCCAATATACAGCAAAATCTCAAAAAACAAGATGCTGCTATTGGTGATTTCAAAAGGAACGTAGGCGATTATGCCAATGCTTTTGGCTCTGCTCTATCTTCAATGGGTATGCAAGGTGGTGCGGCCTTTACATCTATGGCGAAGGCTGGTATGGGCTTTAAGGCGGTTTTGGACTTGCTCAAGGCTCATCCGATTATAGCAATAATTGCTGCAGTATTATTGACTATAAAAGCAATTGTAAAGGCATTTCAACAAAACGAGGCGGAACTCAATAAACTCAAACAAGCCCTAGCACCGTTCCAAGGCATTTTAAATGCTTTCAATACGGCTTTGGGTAAACTTGTAGGTTTTATTGCTGATGGTCTTGTTAAGGCATTTCAAAAGGTTACAGATGCCGCTATGACGTTTTTCGGATGGCTTGAAAATGCTGCCAGATACCTAGGTATGGACAAAATGGCAGACGGTGTAGCCAAGGTTGTTGAGAGAATGAAAGATGGGACTGAAATTACTAAAGAGGAAACTGCTCTGATTGAAGACCAAAGGAAGGCCAGATTGGCAAATGCTGATGCTGAAACCAAGATAGCCAAATTACAATTAGAACACAAGAAAGCATATGGTGATACCGAGAAGCAAGCCGAATTAACAAAGAAGATAGAAGAGGAACGTATAGGCATTGCACAACGTAACTATGATTTGGCTAAACGTGAATACGAACTCAAAAAGAAAATCGATGACCAAGCACCTAATTCAGCCAAAGACAATGAAGAACTTATTGCTTCTTATGAGAAAATGAAACAAGCAGAGGCTGCACTACATGATGTTTCAAAAGAACAAGTAAAGGAGTGGAAAGAAGAGGCTGCAGCCGTTGCTGAAGATAACAAGGAACTTGAAAATAATTTAAAGAAGCGCAAGGAACTTGAAAAAAGTCTTGCAGACTGGAAAGAGGCAAACAGTCAAACCGAACTGGCCAAACTGAAAACTCAATATGACAAAGACCTTGAATTGCTTGGTGATAACGAAGAGGCTAAAAAAATCCTAACCGAGAAATACGAAAAGGATAGGATGGAAATTATAGACAAGATACGCCAAGAACAATACAACAAGGATAAGGGTAGTATAGGTAGAGATGCTGCATCCGACACTATGGGCGAAAATGTCCAAAATAACCTTAATAAGGCACAGTTGCTTGAACAAAAGAATACGTTTGAATATCATAGACTGGCCGAAGAAGAGGAAATGCGTCACCAAAACGAACTGTTGGCTATACAAATAAGAGCGGTAGAAGAACGCAAGAGGGTACTTGAAGGCATTGTAAACAATGAAGTCAAATTCAATAAACTATCCGAAGACGAAAGGACTAGATATATTCAAGAGTTGGATTTGGCAAACCAAGAATTAAACCTTTTGGATAGTCGACGCACGTTAAATGAGCAAATACAATCGGATAAACGAAAAGAGTTGTCAAAGGCGGAACGAGACATGCGTATACAAATCGGTCTCGATATGGCAAATGCTGTAGCAGATATATTTAGCAGCATTGCGGATGGTATGGATGAAAACAACAAAAAAGAGTTTGAGGCTCAAAAGGCGTTCAATATAGCCTCAGCGACAATTTCAACTATTACTGGTGCTATTCAAGCATTTATGTCTGCACAAAATCTACCGTTTCCGTGGGGTGCTATTGTTGGTGCTATTCAAGCCGCTGCAGTTACCACCGCTGGTATTGTAAATATAGCAAAGATTAGCAAGCAGCAATTCAATGGTAAATCACAATTGGCTGGTGGTTTTGACGGTGGTGCATCACCATCATCGAGCGCTATAAATGCAATCAACGCGCCAGTACAATATTCAGCCAATGTTGAAGGTGCTAGTCTTGATGAAAAGATAAGCAACACCAAAGTATACGTCACAGAGACCGATATTGCAGACACAACTAAAGCGGTAGTAACACAAACTGATGAAAATAGATATTGATAATCAAGAGGTTACGTGCAAAAAAGCACGTAACTTTTTTATGTATATACAATATAAAATTTTTATTCAATTTTTTAGCGGTGAGAAAAATGGATTTAACTGGCTATATATCTATTATATAGATAGATAAATACGTGAATAATGCTTTCAATACCAATTTATAGGGTTTACATAGATGATAGTGTAGATGGGATGAATATGATATCGTTGGTCAAACATCCAGCCGTTGAAACAGACTTTTTGGCGTTCAGTAAAGAAGATAAACCAATAGAAAGTAAATTCGAGGCCGATGAAGAACAGCATATTGTTTTCGGTTGTGCGATTAGAGCCAATTTCCTAATCTATAGGTACGACAATGAGCGTGGCGAATACTACGTTACTTTCGACAAACAGACCATCAAGGATTTGGTCGAGAAATATGCCGAAAACAACTATTTCAACAATGTGAACCTCAATCATGAAGATAACACGGATGGTGTGTATTTAACCCAGATGTTTATTAAAGACGTTGAGAATGGTATTGATCCAAAGGGTTTCGAGGAAATCGAAGACGGAAGCCTATTTACTGCTTTTAAGGTGAATAATGATGATGTGTGGGAGAAAGTAAAGAGCGGTGAATTCAAGGGCTTCTCAATCGAGACCACAATGAAACTGATGGAAATACCATCTGAACAGAAAATGGCATCGGAACAACCAGAGGAAGAAGACGAAATAGACAAAATAATGAACGAAATACTAGACTGAAAAATGAATAAACTAAAATTACTGCAATTAGCAAAATTAGTAGCAAAATTCTCTGAGGTTTCTACCGATAAGGGTGTTCTTATCTCTGATGGTGAACTTGTTGAGGGTGTTGAGGTGTTCGTTGAGGTTGACGGTGAATTATCCCCAGCCGATGACGGTGAATACAAACTCGAAAATGAAGACGTTGTAGTTGTTGCAGACGGTAAAGTTGCTGAAATCCGAAAGGCTGAACCAGAGGAAGAGAAATCCGAGGAAGAACCAGCCAATGAGGAACTTGAGGTTAAGGCTACCGCTAAAGACAAATTCAATGCAATCAAAATCCAATTTGAGGCTTCCTATCAAGAGATTGAGGCTAATATCTATTCCGCTCTTGCCGATGCTGGTGTATGGGGCTATTTACTCGAAAATGGCAACGATTATGCTATAGTATCCGTTTGGAGTGACGAAGATGAGCAAGAGCACTTATTCCGCTATGAAATCTCAATAGATGAGAATGGCTTTGTAACTCTAGGCGATAGAAAAGAGGTACGTGTGGAATATGTACCAGTAGATGAGCCTAAAGAAGAGGAACAACCAGAGGCCGAAGAAGAGGCTAAAGAAGAGACTACTGAGGAACAATTTGAAGAGAATACCCCAGTATTTAAAGAACAAGAAATGAATGAGACGTCTGCAACAGTTTCACTCGCAGAGGTCGTAAGAAAAATGAATAAAAAATAACTGATAAACAAACAACAAATTAACAATGGCTGTAAATTTAAGTGGGTTGACAAAATATGTCGACGAACAGAGATTACCGTTAATCTCAAAACTCGGACTTGATGCTAAATCTGCACAAGAATTCGAACTTATGACTGGTGTAAAGGGTGAGACTGCTCTTAACCTTATCGATGTTGAGGCTTATTTCCAAGATGGTCACAACTGTGGTTGGAATGATAGTGGCTCTACCAAATTCACACAGAGAACAATGAAACCAGCATCTATCAAGATAGAAACATCTATCTGCCAGAACAAGATGCAAGAGTATTGGATGAACTACCAAGTACAAGTTGGTGCTAACAGAAAGAATCTTCCTTTCGAAGAGGAAATCTGCAACAAGTTGGTTGACAACGTGAACGAAAAAGTTGAGAAACTTATCTGGCAAGGTTCTACTGGTGCAAGTGGTGATATGTCATTTGCTGATGGTATCGTAACTATCCTCAATGCTACATCTGGTGCAACTGGTGGTGTAAATGTTGCTACCGCTGGTACTGCTGCTACCGCTTATGAGCGCGTACTTGCTGTATACAAGGCTATCCCAGCCGCTGCTCTTGCAAAGAGTGTTATCTACGTTAGCGTTGCTGATTTCCGTGACCTCGTTCTTGAGTTGGCTGCAAAGAACCTCTACAACTACAAGCCAGAGATTGATGCTGCTCTTGAAATCGTATTGCCAGCAACATCTACCAAGGTAAAGGCTATGGCTGGACTTGATGGTGCTAAGGCTATCGTATCTCTCGTTCCAGAGCACACTTTCTATGGTTGTGACTTGACTGGTGACAAAGAGGAATTCAAGATTTGGTACAGCGAAGACAACGATGAATATCGTATTCGTATCGCATTTATCGAGGGTCAGCAAGTTGCTTTCCCAGATGAGGCTGTTATCTTGAAGTACTAATTTGAGTTGTTCTAAAGGGTGGGCGGCAATACGGCCGCCTACCATACCAATTTTTAAATAATAAGATACCTAAAATAAATATTGATATACGATATGAAATGTGGATCATACACAATCGCGGCTATTACAAAACAATGCAAGGACTCAGCGGGAGGCGTTAAGTGTGTTTACATTGCTGATGCCGACTCTGTTTCCGCTGTAACTGTTGATGCAACTGCCGAGACAATTACAAACATCGCTATGTCTGGAAGTGCTAAATTCGCTAAGTGGGAATTTGCTGTAAACACGGCTACCTATACAAATACTGGTAATATCTCAGAAGAAAACCAAACCATGTATTTTCAGAATGACGTTGCCCTTGCATTCACACAGATGGAAAAGGTCAAGAGACTACAAATACTCGCTGCTACTGTAGGTAATACTGTGGTAGTCGTTAAGGATGCGAACAATCACCTCTGGTACTTAGGCTACGACAACCCAGTATCTGCTACTGCTATCGGTGGTGAGGCTGGCCAAGCAATGGGCGATGCAAACCGTTACACAATCACCTTAACAGACTACAGCAAACTGCTCCCAATGGAATTGGATATGCAACTTGCTGATTTACAAGCCATTGGCATTGACTAATGGCAAGTCAATCTAACTTAAAGCCTTCGGAATTACCGAGGGCTTTTTGTGTGCTCTATACTCTCTTTGTTGTGCAAGTATATGTTCCTTGTTGGCTTTATAGTAGTCTCGGTTATATACTGCTTTCTCTTCCTTATGCGCTGCATTGTAGTCTCGGTTATATACTGCTTTCTCTTCCCTATGGGCTGCATCATATTCTCGTTGATATGCCACCTTTTCTTCCCTATGTGCTTCATAGTAGTCTCGGTCATATGCCGCCTTTTCTTCCCTATGGGCTGCATCATATTCTCGTTGATATGCTACGGCTTCTTCCCTATGTGCTTGGTAATACTCTCGCTGATATGCTTTTATATCACTAGTCTCTATTAACCCAGACCTTTGTTTATTCCATCCACCGTCTAATGTATTGTACCGCAGCATCAATTGGTCTTCATACTTGAGAGCCTCATCTTCATTGTCGAATTCAGCCACTACATTGAATTCAATCTTCGATAGGTCTGCCTCTACTGGGATTGCGGAATAATATGTTCCTCTCTTGGTTTTGTGTGCTGATTTTCGAACAGCCATATTACTTGTCTTCCCGACATACATCACCTCTCCATTGTAGGTTATTGTGTATACATATTGCTTTTTCATACCCCAAATATATATAAAATATCCTACACATATGGTGCAAATACCCCAATAATATATTATACTTATAGTAAAGAATGTCAATACATATATGATATACATTGATCAAAATACAGATACACTAGTAATCCCAGCAAATAGAGGTAAAACTATCGATACCGAGTTTACCATCTATATCATAGGTATGTCGAATGTAGAGTACGAATATGAACTGGTGGATAGCCAGACATCAAGCCTCTACTATTCGTTTCCTATAGATGGCTGGGATATGCCTATAGGCCAGTACAGATACGAACTATACCAAAATGAGGTATTGATGGCCAGTGGTCTTCTTCAATTCGGTGAATTCAAAGATGAACCAGAACAAAAAATATTTTATAATTTAAATAAAATACGCGTATTCTATGATAGAAACAAACAAACAGAACAACCAGACGAAACTATCTCTTAGTGTGGTTGATAATATAGAACCTACACCAGCATTGGTCGAGGTTATAGACCGTAGGCGCGACTATGTTTACTATGGCGAGGACAACCTATTTCCCCAATACATTTTAGACCTATACTACAAATCGAGTGTAATGGGTTCTATTGTTCGTGGTATGGTGGATTATGTATGTGGTAACGGCATTATCACGGCTGATGCTATAACGGATTTCAGCAAAAAGGTTAATGCCGACTACGAGACACTAGAAGATGTAGTTATAAAGGCCGTATTTGACCTCATTTTATTCGATGGATTTGCTATTCAAGTATTCAGAGACACTAAAGGCGAGATGTCCGAGATATATAATCTCGATTTCGCCAATTGCCGTTTATCTGGAGATAAAAAATCCGTCTACTATAGCAACGAATGGTCACGTTTCAACGCAAAAACTACGAAGATACCAGTATTCGACCGCACTAAACAGCAGCGTAACAGTATCTTTTATTTTAGAGGCCAGTTAACCCCACAGAGCAAAACATATCCTATACCTCAATATATAGGTGCTCTTGCTGATATTCGTACCTCAACTGAAATCTCCAATTTCCATTTGAATAGCATCCTAAATAATTTCAATGCATCTTGTATCATTAACCTAAACTGTGGTGATGTAGATGAAGAGACTAAAAAGCGCGTGGAGAATAAATTCAATGAAAAATTCAGTGGCTCGGATAATGCTGGCAAATTACTTTTGAATTTCAATGATAACAAAGAAACTGAAATGTCCGTTGTTCGTCTGCAATCAGATGACCAAGACAAGCGCTATGAGCAACTTGCCAGAGACGTTGTAAAGAGCATATTCGTTGCTTTCAGAGCAACGCCTAATCTGTTCGGTTTAGCCACTGATACGACTGGTTTTAATAGTCAAGAGTATGCAGAGGCGTTCAAACTATACAATCGTACTGTTATTAAACCATATCAATTAGCCGTACAAAGAGCGTTCAATGTATTGTTCGGACTTGCCAATTCAATAATAATTAAGCCATTTGCAATGGAAACTAATAGTAATAAGGAGACCGTAGAATGACACAAGTATATTTGATATCAGAACAAACTCTAAAAGCAGAGGGACTTATCAATGACAATGTCGGTATCGAGTTTTTAATCCCAGTGATTGAGTTATCCCAAAATATTCATTTGCAAGAACTGATTGGTACTAAATTACTAAATAGAATCTGCTCTCTTGTAGAGACTGGTGATATAGAGACAGAGACGGCCTACAAAACGCTTTTGGACGCTTATATAACGCCTTATCTGGAGTGGACGGTAGTTTCCCTTATCCAATTGCCGATATCCTTTAAAATGCGAAATATGGGTGTTGTGCAAACGAATGACGAACACTTGTTCAACACCTCTTTAAAGGACACTCAAGTACTTGAACAGTACTACGCTAATAAGGCTACGTTTTATGCTCTACGTTTGAGCAAATACTTAAAGGCCAACACCCAACTGTATCCAGAGTACTGCCAGTGCGATGACTGCTCGGATTTTAAAGCCAACCCTAATACATTCAGACTACCAACTGTATTATGACACTAATTGAAATTACAAATAAACTCAAATTCTATGCACAGAACCTATATGTAACCCCAACAGTTACTGTAGGCTCTGTCTATGAGAATATGAATACAGATGAACTCAAATATCCCGTTGTAAACTACGACACTTCGTCTACAATCAAACGGAATAATGAGATTATCTATTCGTTCTATGTATACTATTCGGATAGATTGAACGAAGACGGTAGTAATATGCTAGAAATACAAAGTCAAGCAAACACGGCATTGCAGATTATCCTTAAAAACATTTTAGATAGCGGTGCTATGACGCTCGATGAGTTTTATGATGTTATTATTACACCGTTCAAAATGAAATTTGCCGATATGTGTGCTGGCGCTTGGATGCAAATAAACATACATGCAAATGACTCTATAGATTATTGTGATGATGGCAGCGTGCCGCCAGCATATAAGATTACTGAGAACGGCCTCTATAACGTAAATCCGTTCGATATGGTAGACGTTGATGTACATGGTGGCATAACACCTACTGGAGAAACTACCATAGTTGAGAATGGAGAATATGACGTTACAGACTATGCTACCGCTATAGTCCAGATACCTACAGAGGAATACTACCAGAGCGGCTATCAAAGTGGCTATACCGATGGTTATGCTAGTGGAGAGACTGATGGCTTTGCATCTGGTTACACCTCTGGTACTACCGATGGCTATGGTAGTGGTTATACCGATGGCTACCAAAGCGGATATACCGATGGTTATGCTAGTGGAGAGACTGATGGCTTTGCATCTGGTTACACCTCTGGTACTACTGATGGCTATGCTAGCGGACGTACTGATGGATTTAATGAGGGATACACATCTGGTCATACCGATGGTTATGATGATGGATTTACATCTGGATACACCTCTGGTGTTACTGATGGTTTTGAAGATGGTTATGCCTCTGGCCATACTGATGGTGTTGCTGAGGGCTTTACATCTGGATATCAAAGCGGATATACTGATGGTGTAGCAAGTGTGCCATTAGCCTCTACTGGATTTACCCAGAATGGCGTTTATGTGCCCTCTACTGGCGGTTGGAATAGTGTGACAGTAAATGTACCATCTGTTACAACTCAAAGTATTACACAAGCCGAATATGACGCTTTACCAACTAAAGACCCTATGGTCATATACTTAATTACAGAATAATATGTGGATAGCGGAAAAAATATATTTTCAAGGAAATAGTGGATATACCAGAGCGTACCAAGGTTCTGAACTTGTATGGGAAAGACAGTCAATGAATTATTTCTATATTGAAGCGCTTGGAAATAATTCCATTGTTCGTTTGATTGATGGCGAGGGTAGCACACCTATGTACCCAGTAACTTTGGAATATTCGTTTGATAAAAGAAACTGGCACAATTGGGATTATACCGTTGGGACATCATTGAGCCAAGGAGACAAATTGTACCTTAGGGGTGATAACCCACATGGATATAATAATGAGGGTTATGGTTATATGTACCATTTTGATTTAAGTGGTGGAACGTTCAATTTAGGTGGTGACATTCGGTCTTTAGTAAAGAGTGATATGGGCATAGACACAGTGCCATGTGATAATTGCTTCCAAATGTTATTTGAGGGTCAACCAATAGTTAGCGTTTCAGATGAACTATTGAGCGGTTTTACAACACTTTCATACGCTTGTTATGGTTATATGTTTTATGACTGCTATGGACTAACAAATGCACCAGCATTGCCAGCAAGCACATTAAGTCAGTACTGTTATTATTACATGTTCTGTGATTGTACATCGTTAACTACAGCACCAGAACTGCTAGCGCCTACTTTAGTTACTGGCTGTTATGATGAAATGTTCTATGGATGTAGTAGTCTCAATTACATCAAGTGTTTGGCTACTGATATATCAGCATCATATTGTACGCATGACTGGGTTTATGGTGTTGCTTCATCTGGTACGTTTGTTCAAGCCGATACCATGACTGGCTGGACAAGAGGTGACGATGGCATTCCTAGCGGTTGGACTGTTGAGGGTGGTATAGACTTTACTAAAAAGTACTGGTGGAATGGTAGTGCAAGGCCTCAATTTAAACTACCATCAAAATGGAACAATGGTTATCACGTAGAGGTAGACCAATACTTTACTACTACTGGTGGAACTGGCAAGAACTGGGGATATTTATTCTACGATGGCAATTCATTATTTGAAATATTCTATAATGGCGCATACTATCTTGATACACACTATCCTAACTCAACAACGGCTGCTACAGTAAATACAACAGACTACGATAAACGAATAAATATATCTAGAACTACTTTTAATAGTTATGTAACACCGAATACTCAATATACATTCGAATTTTACAATACACCTACTCAATATATTAGGATATTGGAAAATGGCACAGTAATATACACATCTACACAAACTTCAACTGGTAATAAGAATTATTGCACAACTGATGATTATATGTTTAATGTGTCAACGTATCACGCAAATTCTGGATGGGGGTATATAAGTGATATTCGTATGTATGATGATAATAACACGCTAATTCATGACTATCGTCTATACCCATATCAAAACAGTTATGCATATTACGATATGCAAACCCAAACTTGGCATGCGGTATTTAGTGGCACTTTTGTGGGTGTAACACAAACTAATAGATAAACAATTATATTATACATATAGACAAATATATAGAAAATAATAATTAATTAAATATATTGAGAAAAATGCAATACGACAGCGATTATTCAGTTAGACTAGCAACTTTGGATGCTTTGGGTGGCGACACTACAAAGCACTACAATAGTGTATACGATATTGACATTGCCATTCTTGAAGCCATACAAGGCGGTGGTGGTGGCGGAGAGGGTTTAACATGGGCACAAATCAAGAGTTTGTTATCAGCCTCTGGCGTTACCGAAATCAAGTTTAATGATGCCTCTTCTTCTGCTACTCTTGACTATGCTGAAATAGCCAAGATAGACACTGCTGTACAAATGTACGACGGTAGCGTGAAGAAAATCCGTGTTCTGTCTCAATCAGAATATGATGCACTACAAACAAAGGATAGCAATATAATTTATTACACATACACTGAATAACTATGGGTTTCTATTTAGGAAATACGAATATAAGCGGTATATACGTAGGCGACACTGAGATTAGTGGCGCTTATGTAGGTGCTGTGTCTGTATATGAAAACGCACCTATGCCAGACTACTTGAAATTCACGGCTAAAACCAATAATTCGTCCATTAGATTGTTTAAGAAATCAAGCACACATACAATACAATATAGTAAAGACGGCAATAACTGGTCTTCCATGACTGCTGCAACAAGAATTAGTCTTGCAAGTGGCGAAAGTGTATATTTGAGGGGCGTGTTAAGTGGAGATAATACAAGTACAAATTACACCAGATTTGCCATGACTGGAAATATAAAGGCTAGTGGCAATATGAATTATTTGTGGGATTATAATAATCCAAGTTCGGAGTTACAATTAAAGGCTGATTGCGGTTATTTTATGTTTAATGAATGCACCGCTCTTAAAGATGCAAGTGAACTTAAACTACCGTCTACAAAATTAGCCCAGTGGTGCTATTATTCAATGTTTGCTGGATGTAGTAATTTAACTACCGTATCGGCTGATTTGTTACCAGCCACTACACTAGCCGATTATTGCTATACAAGAATGTTTGTTGGTTGCACTTCTTTGACCACAGCACCAGAGTTATTAGCACCTACTGTAGCCCCATACGGCTATTATACTATGTTTTCTGGGTGTACAAGTCTTAATTATATAAAATGTCTTGCAACAGACATTTCAGCAAGCGCATCTACTACCAATTGGGTCACCAATGTTGCTTCGGCTGGCACGTTTGTTAAGAACTCGGATATGAGTGATTGGACTACTGGTAACAATGGTATACCTAGCGGCTGGACTATCGAAAATTATGTTGAATTAGTTGAATAGATATGAAACGGTTAAGACAATTTTGGGAAATTTGTAAAGCAGATGGGGCTGCTGGCGGTTGGTTAACACTAGTCGCCAGTGTCTTCTTGCTTATTACAAGCCTATTCTTGCCACCTAGAGGGCAAATAGACCCATCGGTATTACAAGGTGTTGCTGAACTCGGTTTCTTTGCGACATTGTTTAAACTACCCAATATTATCAAGAGTATAACCGATGGTAAATCATTAACACTACAGCATGGCAATACATCTGCAACGATAACGTCTAAAGAGGAAGAAGAAAAAGAGAATGAAACTGACGCTTAAACGGATTGCGAAACGAAATGACTATACTATTGGTCGTTTATTTATTGATGGTACTTATTTTTGCGATACGCTAGAAGATACAAATAGAGGCCTTGATAATAGTATGCCAGAAAGCGAAATAAAGCGTATCAAAATTGCTGGTAGGACTGCTATTCCCACTGGCACATACTCTGTAACACTTGAAATTCAAAGCCCTCGTTTTTCTAAACCAAAATACAAAAAGCAATACGGCTTCTGTGATGGTTACTTACCTAGATTACTCAATGTGAAAGGCTATGACGGTGTTCTGATACATATAGGCAACAAACATACAGATACAGACGGATGTCTGCTTGTAGGCCAAAATAAAAAGACGGGAGAGGTCTTAAATAGTACGGCTACGTTTAAACGTCTATATGAGATATTGAAATCTACAAATGAGCCTATTACAATCGAAATAAAATGAATAATAAAACTCATATTATATTCCACATCGTGACGGTACTAGCAATTATAGTGCTGTCGCTTTTCTTGTTTAGGTCTTGTAATAAACCTATGCCAGAGCCTACAATAGAAATAAAAACCGATACTATAAGAGAAATAAAGATAGATACCCAATTTGTTGAAAAGCCTAAATACAAATACTTGACTGTTATAGACACGGTCTATATTCCCAGAGATACTATCTTATACGTTGAACAGAAAACATTTGAGGATAGTCTATCGACAATCTGGATTAGCGGTACAAACCCAAATCTGGATAGCGTTCGATACTATCTACCAAAGGAATATATAACTATTGAAAACACAACCACTATTACTCAAATTAAAAAACAAAAATTCGGCTATGGTTTGCATTGTGGGGTTGGTGTTGGGTATGGTGTTACATTTGGTAACCCAGTACGTCTAGAGCCATATGTCGGTGTCAATATATCCTTTGGGTTAAACTATAACTTTTAAACCAAAGGTTTAAATCTTCGATTTAAGGCCTTAAAACTGCTTAGGTATACAAACTACAACCAAACACCCTAAAGTCGCTCAAATCGCTTCTATTTACCCCACAGAGGCCTTTGCTGTAGTCGGTACACCTTGAGGTTATTTCTTCTTTCGTTTTTTGGGTGTTTTTGGTGGCCAGATTGATATTGGTATACCGTATTTGGTATAGAACATTTTTTGCTTCAACTTGAAGACATCCAGAACCATTCCTTTAACGTCTTCCACTACTTTTGAATCACCGCTCATATATACAAAGTCCGCAACGTAGGTTACTGCGCGGTACAAATCATTTTTGGGAATTAACTCATACTTAACTTGCCTTTGTAGGTTTGTAACATTTGGGTTGCTTGATAAATCCACATACCTTTCCATTTCCTTTTTGCTGTCGAATTGAATGCCGTTATATTCGGCTTTGCGTGCATTGTATTTGTTCATATATATTACTTAAAGTTCTTTATTCAAATATATAGAAATAAATTATTTAAATAATTATATAGAATATTCTAAATTTATATTGATCAATTTTTTTTCTTATTTTTATTGATTTTTTTAGATTATTTGTATATTTATATATGAACGATAACCGAAACAGAGGTGCAAAAGGTAATTGGGTTGCTACATATTCTGTCCCAAGCATCAGAGCAGTCAACTAAAACAGAAATGCAAGTAATTCGGATAGGCTTAGTGCGGTAGTTAGGACTTGTATCCGCGACTTGAAGAAAGGCCAGCAATGGTGAATAAAGGTCTAGAGGAATTAGTAGTAAAGGTATAGAGGGTAAGGGGTGTAAAGAAATTCTCACGTTTTGTAACACTTTAACGGATGAGAGCCTTGGTATACAGTTTACTTGTGACTGAGAACCTTGAATAAATAGGTGTAAACCTTTCTTCAAGGGGATAAGTCCAAACTATATCTATACATCAATAAAGAAAATTGATCAAAATAAAAAATACATAGTTTTGTAAAGAATTATTGACTTTTTCAAAAGTTTATGTATATTTATATAAAAACAATTAAGATTATGACAGTAACAAGTGAATTTGAAATGACCACCCCATTAGAATATATTGCATTTATCAAAAAGGGGTTTGAGGAAAACAATATTACAATAGCCGACTATGAATTGGTAGATATATTCAAGGAATATCAACATGAGTATTTTGAGACATTGAGGCTATGGGTACAATCCCAACAAGAGCAACAACTAGAATATTATCCAGAGGAAGAGGATGACTTTGAGAATTGGACAGAAGAGGTAGAACAATATGCCCCTACTACAGAAGATTATTTCAAGGATATAAATGACAATAATAATAACGATAAAGAATAATAACATATGGAAGCGAGCAAAGAAGCAAAAGCATTGGTCAGAGAGATAGCCACATTACAAAATGATATAAACAATCTATTCGAGGAACAAGACGATTTAAAACAACAAATAGAACTCAATGATAT